TGTAACCGTTGGGGCCGGAGTATCGGGAATCAACTCTCCGATGAGGTCGATAATCGGATCGTCCTCATACTTTTCCTTGAGTTTCCTCATCACCACTTCCTTGCGGCTTACGGTCGGCTGCACCGGGGCGGCAGGGGCGGTCTGCATCTGCCGCGCCTTCTGGCCGAGTTCACCAAGTTGTTTCGAGGAGGCGTTAACCATCTCGTGACACTTGGCGACATACTCAAGGGCCACTTCTGGGTCTGCGTCATAGAGTTTTGCTATCTGCTCCGGTTTCGCGCCCATGTGAATAGCCGCTCGGTAGTGACTATCAGGAATTGCGGGTTGGTCATCTGCCTTTGGTTCCTCTGCCGGTTTCACTGGTTCGATTACCGGGGTAGACGGTTCATCACCTGTTGGTTCCTCTGCTGGCTTAGGTTCCTCCTTCGGCACAGGTTTCGGTTCCAAGGTAGGTTTTGGTTCGTCTGCCGGTTTCGACTCTGGTACTACCGGGGTAGATGGTGTGGGTGTTACACCCGCAGACACGAGGCCACCCGTAAAGTCAATCCTGTTAATTTCAGCGGTCAATTCGGCTACTGCTGTTTCTTCTGGCGTAGGCATTAGGTATTCCCCTCTCAATACTCTTTCTTGTGGCTAACTTTTTCGATGCCACGTTTTTCAAGGTAATTTTTATGTTGGTGATAATTGGATAGAACTGGCCGACAGGCACTATCCAAAGGTACGTCTGGATAGAGACGTTCATGTTCTTGTCTCTGACTTGGATGAATAGCCAAAGCATCGCTGTGTAGTTCTCGCGCGTACCCGCCACTGTCATGTGTCGGGGTCTCGGCGCGGTAGTCCCGCTCCATGACTTCGGAACAAACCGGACACATTTCTACTGAATTAAATGCGCTCATGGGTTTCACAACTTCTTCCGGGTGCGCGCACTTTGGACAGATATAGGCATATGTGGGCAAGTTACTTCTCCTTTTTCTTCGGTGCGGTGAATCGGGCCAGGTCCTTCTCAGTCAAACCCTTCTCCAATGAAGTCTGTGTTTCATCCAGACGTTCGGTCTTCGGTACAGTCTTACGTTTCGGTTTGCCCCAGAGGGCCGTTTTTGCTTTGGCGATGATGCCCATTAACCTCAACCCCCAATTCTTTCTCACAATCCACGCACAATTCTTGATCGTGCATATCACCCGTTTGTTGACCGCATTTAGGACAGTAACCTGAATCCATTACCACCCTCCTCCCATCGCAGCCGCGGATTGTCCCTGGGCTGCTGTGGCCTGTACGTTCTGGTTCATTTGTTGTCCCGGCGTTCCCATCGGAGTTGCCCCTACGGGAAATGCACCATTCTGAGACGTGTTACTCCCTCCGGTTGATTTCTTATTCTGTTTCCCGGCGGTGTCCGCGTACCACTCCATTCTGGTCCTAAAGTCTGGATCGTTGAAAATGTCGTCTACAATCTCCATAATTCCCATATCTTCTGCCACATGGGTCAGATACTTTTGCAGGTTGAAAGGTTGACTCGCCTGTACCGCGACCATCTGGGCCTGAAAGGCTTGTGGGACAATCCGAGTGGTGAATTCACTCACGAGCCTCGCGCGTGTTGCAGGATCGGGCACCGACATACTGCGTCGCACGATAGTAAAACCGAGTGTGTCGAACTCACCGGTCTTATCCTGTGGGGTCAACCATTCTTGCCGTTCCTGGCCGTTAGCAAGTCGTTTGATAAGCGGAATACCCGGTTGACCGGGTTGAAACATCAGGTCGTCGTTATGCAGAAACCACGCCTCTTTGCCGGAGAGTTCGGCGGCGAAATTGTAGACCCTATCGCGCATGTCGCCGACGCCAACACTTGCGTTCTGTTGAAGCATCTGTTGGCCGGTTGCGGTCTTGGCGTTGACATCGACACCGGACATAAGGTCCGGGTTGCCCGCGACCAGGTTGAACCAACCATAAAGACTGCCCACCATCTGTACGGTCTCAGTAGAGGGGCCCTCATAAGACTTGATTTCAACTCCCTGTGGGTCATCACTCGCAACCCATTCACCGTCTATTGCATCGTGAATTGCCTCAGCAACCTCGACATTGCCGGGACGATAGACGCCGACATTTTTTTGTCGGTCGGCCTGTTCCATCGTCTTTTTCATCAGACGGTTAGCCATGTCACTCAGGTCGCGCCATACGCCCACGGGCGCAATCGGGAAGGGGTTGTCGGGTACGGGTGGGGTCAAAGCACCGAAGGTATAAGGTCCCGATGGGGGACCATAGTAATCCTCGATCTTGAGGAAATCTTCTGCTGCCGCCTCTTCGGGATCGGGAATATAACAAATCGCCTCAGCTTCGGGAATATAGAGTTCCACAATGTTCACGTAGTCTTGCAGGTCAAACATGGCGAGTGACTTGTTGTCGTCCTTGGACAAGTCCGCCGCCTGGTCGTCACCGGCCTTCATCCCGGCCCGCGGCAATCGGGTGATGAGGTCTTTGTTAAACCCATCGGCCTCAAGTAATTTATTTCGTTCGATGCGGATACGGTGTCCGATGAACGCCGCCCGGTTCCATCGAGTGCAACACGGATCTCCCGTCATATCATCGAGACTGATAAGTTCAGTGTAAATTTGACCGGGGTCCACGTTGACATCGGGTGCAACCGTGAAAAATTGTCCACTGGCCGCTATGCTGGTTTTGGCGACTGTCAGACCGAAACACATGTCCACTGTTGCGACTTGCAGTTGGTCGGCACGGTGGAGTTTGCGTTGGAGTTCATCGAGGGTGAGACCGAGTTTTTCTGCATAATCCCGTTGGGCCAGTACCGGCGTGAGGATTTTGTTGACGCCTTCCTTCTGTACCACGTTCGGGACCAGGGAACGGATTGCAAGGAATACTAAATTTATTGGCTCTTCCCCGGTGAGACCCTGTGTTTCAGCCATGTATTTGCCAACATAACTGCGCATATGCGAGGCGCGGGCCTTCCTGAATCGGTCGAAGCGTTTGAAACCCTCACGCACTGATTCTGATACCTTGGATGCGGTCAATTCAATAGACATGTGTTACATCTCTTATCAGAAAAAGAATTAACTGGAACAATTCATGCACATACCTGTTCCATCGAAGACTCCCGTAAATCGGCGAAAATAGTAGTCTCGTCCGTCCACAGAAATCGTTGTAAATGAAGGACTTACTCTGATTTCCAAATGTTGTCCGGTAACGAGGTCATCAACCTTAAATGGTTTTACGATACCCCCGCCAAAACCAAGGCGACTTACAAATCGACTCAAAAAGATACGTACTCGATGTGTCCATATCTGCAAAAAAGTCGCCCTATCAATACTCGGATTCTTTACTGTCATTTATTTCCCCTTCATGTGAAACTGTATGGTCTTCGCCAATCCTTACCCTTATGAAGTGTCCGTTTGAACGCCGCGAACCGCGCCCCCCATGTCCCGGCAACCACATCTGTTGATTCCGGTTTCGCGGCCATTACCGATTTATCCATCACAGTCAAAGCGTCTGCCATCGTTCGGTCTCCGTGGCCCAAGTAATCAGCCTTACTCTTGTCTACCAATTCCGCGGGACCGCACCCACCACCTGGATATGTGATATAAGTTTTGGTCTGGTCGAGACTCTGCCGGTCCCGATTGATAATTCGACCTTCGAGTAATGCCCGCTCGTAGGCTCGCAGGAGTAAAGGTTTCCTCTCCCGGTTCGAGTGCCAACCCCATTTGCGAGTCTTTTTATCGACTACCTGCCCAACGGTCTCCGATATGTAGTAGTACGGATACTTGAGTTCGTTAACAAAGACATCTCCGAAGTCAAGACCTGGGCCGTTTTGCTCCCATATAACAAACGGAAGTCTTTGAGGAGCGCTTCCACCAACCCACAAGGCAAGCGCCGCGATTGTTCGGGCTGCGTTGTAGGGCGGCGTCGTTTTGCTCGCCCATTTTGCAACGATTTCACCCGTTTGCTTGCACTTGATCGACGCGACACTTTCACTTGTTCCTTCGCCGCCAAGTCCTTTCGATAGGTCAATACCGATGATGTAGGTCTTACTCTGATCGAGTCGTCCATTAATCAAGGGGACCCATACACTGAGTTCGCCATCGCGCGCGCGTGACAGAGACACGACCTTTAAGTCGCGGGTCCGCAACAGACGCGGGACATCGACGTTGGGTATCTTGTCTTTGAGCCGGATATTGTATCGTTCTTTAGGTTCGCGCGCGTAAAGAGCGATGTGTTTGTCGAGGTCCGTCAGGGTGAAGAACGTGTCGCCGACTGCGCCTTCCTGGGCGTAGATTTCCTTGGCAACCTCTTTCCAACCATTGCGTCCTATCTCATGTTCAATAAAGGGTGATGTGATCCGATAGTCCTTGGTCACATCATCCTGTAGGACAAATCGACCCTTACCCTTGATCGGATGGTCCCACGCCATCAAGGAGAATACCTTGATAGTGCCAGAGTTCTTCCAGTTCGAGTAACAGGACCCTGGTAGGTCCACGGTCGAGTTTACCAGACGGCACGCGGTCACAGCAGAAGTGGACCGTTTAATGGATTCTCCATTCTCCATCTTTGCCATCTCATCGAGGAGTACCAATGCTGCTCGGTCTCCGGAGAAGGCGGATCGGTTGGTACTCTCTCCCGCGATGGTTGATCCGTTGAGGACGTTGTGAATCCGCATACTGGTCCGGTTCTCGCGTCCGCGCACGAGTACACCCGGAGGACACATCCACTCCGGATAGTAGGCATGAAGAAGATCGTGTTTGAAAAATAAACTCTTACTGATCGGCGAATCCACGAGGTCTTCCACACGGGACATTTCCCGAAGTTGGGTATTCGGACGGAACAACCATATATGGTCGATGAACATGGTATGAAGCCAAGAGGCCCCCATGTCACGACTCTTATCTGTCAGACCATCCTCACCTTTTTCAAATCGTTCCGTCGCCCAATTCACCCACTCCTCTTGCCGTTCAAATGTAATGAAGGGATGAAGTGCAGTCTTCGCCGGGATATATCCATGAGTCTCACTACTTACCTCAATTTCCCAGAGGGTATAACAGAAAGTATTGATGAAAAATAACCGTGATTCTTTACACGCGGCCAGAAGGTCGCGTTGTAATACTGGGTCATTCTGTGCTTTACGGAGTAGTTTTTCCCGATATTCCCGGTTCTCCTCTTCTCGCATCGGGACCTTGAGTCCTGTGTGGGAACAAACCCACCATTGTCTGTTTGATGGAAAAGGAGTCGAGAGTTCAGGTTTGAGACTACTCACTTACCGCCACTTCTTCCGCGATCTTATTCACTCTCTCCGCGTTCATCCGACTGATCTTATCGGGAACAGTTTCTCGCCCATCTGTCGGG